CCAGAGCGGTATCTATCAACGATGCCGCCACCGTGCCAAATCTCAGTTTTGAGGTGCACTATACGGGGTCAAAGAGCCCAATTAATCTTGCAAACGATAAGGGTGGTGGCGACACTGTATACTTTGGCACAGGCTCTTCAACTGCTGGATACCTTTATTATCTCAATTCTGATGGTGGTTGGGAAAAAACTAACGCGAAGGCCACTGGCTCAATTGGTCAGCTCGGCGCAGGAAACGCTGCCATGTTGGGCATTGCCCTTGGAGCTGCCCCCGGTGCGAACGGAATGTTAATACGTGGTTTTTATAAGATTCATACCGCACTGAATAGTGCATGGATCACTGGCTCCGCAGTGTATGTTGCTTCGGGAACAGCTGGCGAGGCAGGAAAGTTTACCACTACTGCCCCGACTGCGACTGACTCTTATGTTAGAATAGTGGGGTACTGTACAGCACAAGATAAAGTAATTTATTTTAACCCTGGAAACACCTGGGTGGAGAACTCATGATGGCTAGACAAGTGTTGGACAAGTGGGTTGCTAAACTCATTAGTCGAAAACTTCTTGTTTGGTCGGTCTCCACAGGATTTCTTGCCTTTGATCTTATCACAAACGACCAATGGGTCGCCATTGCTCTCGCCTATGTAGGGGTGGAGGGCTTTGCAGATATTGCCATTCGTTGGAAGGGCGCAAAAAATAACAACTCACCAGAGGCGTAAAATGACTTGGCTAGCAGTAAAGACCTTATTTAAGAAAGTTTGGACTTTTTTAAAAACGTATTGGTATATCCCTTTGTTACTCTCGTGGGCCATTATTGCGTGGCTCCTCCTACGACAATCTCCAAGTCGCGTACTGGATGTTCTAAAAGAGGCCGAGGATAGTTTCAAGGCGCAACTTAACACTATAACGCGCGCACATGAGGAAGAGATAAAGAAAAGGGATGAAGTCATCCGCCGCTATCAGCTAACAATCAAGCAACTTGAAGAAGAGCGACGCAAAAAGAACGAAGAACTCACAGAGAAAGAAAAGAAAAGAATTAAAGAACTCGCTGAGAAACACAAGGAAGACCCAGAAGGGTTCATCAAAGATATCGCAGATAATTTTGGATTTGAAGTAGTGGAGCCAGAATGAAACAATTAATCTCTATTGTCCTCGCCGCCGCAATCATAACTACGCCAGCCCACATTCTCGCACAGGAAACAGAAGACAAACCAAAGATCTCTAATCTCAAACAAGGAGATAGGGCACCATTTGATGGCATTCTGCTTGACGCTTGGGGTTTTGCTGAGATAATGGCAAAAATGGAAATAGACGAGGAGCGTTTTAAGTTAGAATTGGACTATTTAGGTAAGAAGAAAGACGCTGAGTGGGGCCTTAAATACGACAGTCTCCAAGCAAGCTTTGATAGTCTTAAATTTAAATACGATAATGTCATTGAGATCAAGGATAATGAGATCCAAGTCTTAAGACAAATTGCAGTAGAAAAGAAAGATTATTCAATGTGGTGGTACGCTGGCGGTTTTTTATCTGGTGTCGCACTCTGCCTTGGGGTGTTGTATGTATCTGCGAGCGCTCTTTCTAATTAGGCACTATTTATATGTGCAATGGGGAGTTTAGTATATGCCATTAATAATGGGGAGGGATCAGTTGGCACTTAAAGGGATAATGGGAATAGAAACACCCGCCGCCACAGGAGATGGCGAGGGAGATACTATCGCCAATACGCCAAAACTGGTTAGCATTGAGCCGGGGTTGCCAGAGTGGTCAACGGAAGTTCCAAACTCTAATGCGGGCGGAAGTGTTTATTTTCCAATGACAATTTACCAAACTACGATAGACGATGCAGCTTATGGATTTTTGGATGTACCATATGTAGAAAACATAAATGAAGCAGCCCAATTCACTGTTCAGGCTTGGTTCAAGAAGAGTGGAGGTGATAGCCATAACCGCGCTGTGTGGAGCATTGGCGCCGGCGGTTATCAAAATGGTTCATCGCTTTACATATGGAATAATCAAACACCTTATTGGAATATTTCTGATAATGGAAGCGGCGAGTACATCACGTTCAATAATCCGACATCATTCACCACGGATACTTGGTACCACGTGGTATGCATAAAAAAGGCTGACGGGTCCAACATGACAGAGACCTATATTAATGGCAATTTACAATCAAACAAGCATAGCATTGGAACTTATGCTGCGGACACCTCTGGATCTTTTGCGATTGGAATTAGAGATGGCGCAGCGGGCGGCTATGGAGATAGGGGTTGGGTTGGGTACATCACAGAGGTGTGCTTTTGGAATACCGCTCTTGACTCAAATGCGGTTTCGCTACTGTATAACTCTGGCAATGGAAAAGATGCCTCTACAATTTCAGGGTCCAATGTGCAGGGATATTGGAGAATGTTAGAAGGGTCGGGAGTAACCGTGTCTGGTTCTGCTGCTGGTGCGCCAACAGCGACATTTAGAGCTAAGAAGTTGCATCAGTAATAAAAAGTTGAGGATGATATAAATTATGGCAGAGTTACCACAATTAACTTGGAAGATGGGTGATCTTCACACTTTCACTAATGACAGCGCAGGGTCTCACCCAGTAAACATACTAACAGCATTATCTCAGTCTGTTGTGTCTGCTTCCTATTGGAAGGTTGTGGGCTCCAACATTGACAGTGGAAGCTTCCCTTCATTAATAGTGGCACCAACATCAACCAGTGCTAGCTACACGCACATGAGGATTGTTTTTATAACCGGAGATGCCGCACGCGGAACTAACGCGGAGGGACCTCACTTATCAGATATGGCCACTAATGCAGTTTGGGCTTCCAATACTTGGAATAATTATGATCCAATGCTTTATGTAGGCATAGCACCCTTTGGTGGACTTGCTGCCGCCCCAAATCACATAGTCACGGCCTCTGGTGGTGATTGGCGACATGGCACTGGTGGAGGGATAGTATATCCAGAAGTGGCCAGATTTTCTGGCTGGGTTAGTGCTCATGCAGCAGCAAATGGTACGCACCAATTAAAGGGCGGCGGCGGTGGCCTCTATCTCATCGAAAATGAAGAGATGTTGTTCATGCAGGTCAGCGAAGGCTACGAATCTCATAGTAGAAATGAAAACGGATTAATGATGGCTGGTGCAATGTATGTTCCATATGCGGCCAGCCACAAAGGTCCCGCACATTCAGCATCATCTGCGGATGCAGGTCGAGTTTTTGGTATTGCAGGGGGAAGCAATGTTGGCGCATCGACTTACACGCCATTTAGAACTTCTAACGATCCAATAACTGATCTGGCCACCGATTCAGACGAAAAGTTTTGGCCAGGAGGCGATAACGATACGAGTGATGCTTATGGCAACAAACACTATTGTTATCATAGTGGTTCTGGCGCATGGATACAACTTGCGACTGTAAAAATGTATAACCAGTTCATTAGCGACAATTGGGCTGCTGCACAAAACCCCTGGCGTGATGATGACGACCAACATGTTCTGTTACCAATGCATGTGTTTGGATGTGAAGAGCCGTGTGTGGCAATAGGCTACTGGAGGCAGATGACGCAATGTGCTGGAACATACACGCGGAAAATTATGCGCGGCCCGGATGGAGCAGTTAAGGGTTTTTGCATACAAAAACCAATAGCCAACACTTTTACTGGTCCTGGGTATTTTCTTCACAACGATAAGACTTTTACTTAAAATGTTTTTTTAAGGAGTATATAATGAATTACGAATGTGTAACAAAAACTATTGGACACAACATAGCAAAGGTGGTGCACAAACCAGGGCAACCGCTGTATGGATTTACATCTCCGGGTAAATTATCTCTAAAACCAGATACCTACGAAAGGGCTTTGAATGTATTGAATTACTATCAACAATATATTGAAGAGAATGATATGCAAATGGAGTTCACGCCAGATCCAAATCATGCTAGATATGGACTGTCTGATGATTTTTTTTGGATAAGCAAAGGCAAAGGGGACGGAGCTAAGTGGGGCTTAGTTAAGGCACCAATAAAGGACGGGGATACTATTTTTGTTGAGAAGTAAAGAAAAGGTAGTATGACCAAAGAAGACCCAAACTACATCGCTAAAATAGAAAAAGCCATAGAAGACAAGTACGGCACAGAAGCGATCCAGAATCCCAAATCAAATTGGTCCGAGGAAAAAGAGAAAGAATACCTCGAACAAATAAAAAAAACCAAACAAAAATGGCATAAAATAAACGAAGCTAGAGACAAGATCGAAGTTAATGGCTTTTTTATGTCTAAAAAACTACTTAATAAGGATTCAAAGCGGGCCTGCCCAGTTTGTGAGACTTATTCTTTCGATATGAAAGATGACCTTTACATGAACAAGTTTGAATGTTGCTTCGATTGCTACATTCAATGGGTAGAGGGCAGAGAGGAACGTTGGGAATCGGGTTGGCGACCTGAAAAAATTGACGCTTCAAAGAGGATATGACAAATGAAGAAAATTACTAAAACACGATTACGACAGATGATCCGTGAAGAGTTGGAAAAAGAGAGAATGGTTGGAGAAGGTGTTCTCGACACTTTGGGTGATTTGGGTAAGAAGGCTGCACACGGCGTTCTGGGCGTCGGACAGGATGACCCGGCCAACCTCTTAGGTCAGATTGAGGACAAGATTCGTGCCATCCTCGAAGATCCTGAAACGGGCAAAAAGAAATGCGACATATACGCCACCGGTATACGCAGAGAGTACCAAGATTTTTTTGAGGAACTCAACGCCATCCTCGGGTTGTATGATCGTGCCGGACAGCCATATAAGATGAAAAAGTCTACGATGAAAAAAATGAACGATTTAGCTAACGAATTTTTGCCAAAACTTGCAGCTGCGTGCGAAAAAGCTGGATCGCGCCGCCCACGCAGATAATTAAAGAATAGGAAAACTAAACTATGACAACAACACTTGAAATTATTAACGGCCTCGCACAAGCAGCCGCAAATGCTTATGACGGCGCACTTGATGCTGATGGAGAGCCACTTGAGATTGGTCTCAACAGGGAGAAAGGCAATCCAATTATTGATAAAAGAGTGATGGATGGGTTTAGTGTAAAGTTTCATGGCCCGCTTTTGTGCATTCATTATCACTCAGAAGTTAATATTAAAGATGTAGATGGTAACAAGTTTGAGGGTGAACTCGAACAGATGATTGAGGATATAGCCAAATTTCTTAAAAAGGAATATAAGCGCATTACCGGCAATACCCTTTCTTTGACAAAGCAAGGCGAGTTGAAGGCGCACATGGAATATATTAGTCGCATCCGTTGCTGGGTTACTGCAAGATGCTTATATAAAATAGGTGGACTCACTGATGTTCCTGAACCCCGCCCAGAATCAGAAGACAACCTTGAGAAGAAATTTAAGGATTTTTTGAATCAAGAGACCGACAAAAGACCACAAAATGATTCTGCAAAAGACGAAGAGCCCCCGACATTTATGTCTTGGAATTTAAAAAGATGAAACTTGGAAAGAACAACTTAAAAGATATAATTAGGGAACAGGTCAAGCAAACTTTATCTGAGATAGGCGATAGACTTCCTTCTCACCCAATGACCATTCATCCCTATAATGATGAGTCAGAGCATCCACCAAATATTGGTGCACAGGAAAACATCTATGATGATTTAGCTAATGCGGCTCTCATGGAGATGATTTCTATCTACAATGAGGAAGAGGTTCGTAAAATTCTTAGATTTTTATCAGATAGAGCATCACAAGGACCAACAGGTATTGGCGGTCGGTTTACAGATGAACAACTTGAAGAAGTGCTTTTGCTTGTCCTAGATAAGGTAGAGGAGAAAATAGGAGTTAGACTCGGTTCACACTTGCCGCAAGATCGTGAGCATCCCAATTACATGGACATGGAATAGGATGGCATGCTTACAAAAAAAGAAATCATCGCAGAAATTCTTCGCTCAGGAAAAGATCCAAACTACTTCGTAAACAACTATGTTAAAATCTCTCATCCCATTGAGGGATTAATCCCCTTTAAAACTTACGAATTCCAGAAGCAACTGCTGGGTGATTTCAATGATTACCGATTTAATGTTATTCTGAAAGCCCGTCAGCTTGGTATCTCAACCATAACCGCAGCCTATGCTGCTTGGTTGATGTTGTTTTACCGGGATAAAAATATTGTTGTTATGGCCACCAAGTTTGGGACTGCCTCCAACTTGGTCAAGAAAGTAAAAGCAATAATAAAAAACCTTCCAGAGTGGATACAGGTTGCCGATATCTCCGTTGATAACCGGGCAAGCTTTGAACTCTCAAATGGCTCCCAGATCAAAGCTATCTCAACCAGTGGTGATGCTGGTCGTTCAGAGGCACTGTCGTTACTCATTGTCGATGAGGCCGCACACGTTGAAGGTATGAGTGAACTTTGGACTGGTCTATATCCCACACTGTCAACTGGTGGTCGCTGTATTGCCCTATCTACCCCAAATGGTGTAGGTAACTGGTTCCACAAGACCTACATACAGGCTGAGACCGGAGAGAATGATTTCTTCCCCACTTTGCTTCCTTGGGACGCACATCCAGATCGCGATAAAGAATGGTTTGAGAAAGAGACAAGAAACATGTCCCGCCGCCAGATTGCACAGGAGCTTGAATGCAACTTTAATACTTCTGGCGAAACGGTATTTCACTCCGATGATATTGATCGCGTGCGCAGTGCAACACAAGAACCAAAGTATAGAACAGGTGTGGACAGGAACTTGTGGATTTGGGAATCATACCAGCCGACAAATTCTTATATGATCTCTGCTGATGTTGCCCGAGGCGACGCAAGTGATTATTCGGCTTTTCTCGTCTTTAAGTTGGAGACGATGGAGATAGTTGCAGAATACCACGGAAAGATAACAATAGATTTTTTTAGTGAACTACTCTTCAATACTGGTAAGGAATATGGCAACTGTTTAATGGTGGTTGAAAATAACTCTGTTGGCTTTTCCGTGTTGGAAAAACTGCGAGAAAAAGAATACCCAAACATCTATTATTCTATAAAATCAACTCACGAGTTTATTGATCCAATTCAGGCACAACATCACAACAGTGCTGTCGCCGGTTTTTCCACCACAAATAAAACAAGACCACTCATCATTGCTAAACTAGAAGAATTCATTAGAAATAGACTAATTACCATATATTCCAAGCGGATGTTGAGTGAGATGACAACATTTATTTGGAACAATGGTAAGCCTCAAGCACAGAGAAGTTATCATGACGACTTAATTATGTCTTGTGCAATTGGTTGTTGGGTTAGGGATACAGCCCTGGTAGCGAATAAACAGGAAATTGAATATTCAAAAGCAACTTTACAATCAGTGTTTAAGGCAAACTCAGAATTTAACACGTCGATTCCAGGCCAAGTTGGCTATAAACCTGTTAAGTTTTCTGATAAAATGAAAGAACACGAAAAGCATGCAAAAGAATTCTTTTGGCTTTATAAGGGGTAACAAATGGCAGCAGGATATTATAATAATAGGCGAAATGCAAATAGAGAAAATAACCCAAGGAATCCAAGATCTGAATTATTTAAGAGGCTGACAAGATTACTTTCAGGTCCGATTATAAATTATCGTGCTCAGGCCGAAAGACAGGTTTCAAGGCGCAAATTAGATAAACATCGATTTCGATCCGCTAGTGGTCAACAGTTTAAAAAGTCAACCTACAATCCTCTTGATCACCTGCACAGCAATATTATGGCGGCGCAGAACCGCTCTGATAGATATGCTGATTTTAATCAGATGGAATACACTCCGGAGATTGCTTCTGCGCTGGACATCTATGCAGACGAAATGTCCACTTCTAGCGAGCTTCAACCCCTTCTTAATATTGAGTGTCCGAACCAAGAAATTAAATCAATTTTAACTTCTTTATACGACAATATATTGAATCTGAACTTTAACTTGTTTGGCTGGTGCCGCACCATGTGTAAGTTCGGAGATTTTTTTCTGTATCTGGATATTGACGAGGAGCACGGAATCAAAAATGTGATAGGCTTACCAGCTGCTGAAATTGAAAGACTTGAAGGTGAAGATTCCACAAACCCAAATTATATCCAGTTTCAGTGGAATAGTGGTGGAGTAACTTTTGAAAATTGGCAGATCGCTCACTTTCGTATTCTAGGGAACGATAAGTTTTCACCTTATGGTACATCGATACTTGATCCCGCTAGAAGAATCTGGCGTCAATTAACATTGCTTGAAGATGCTATGATGGCATATCGAATTGTTAGATCACCTGAACGTCGAGTTTTTTATATTGATGTTGGTGCTATTCCACCAAATGAGATTGAGCAGTACATGCAAAAGGTTGTTACGCAAATGAAGCGCAATCAAGTTGTAAACCAGAACACTGGTAGAGTTGACCTTCGATACAACCCCATGAGTATAGAGGAAGATTATTACATCCCTGTACGAGGAGGCAATTCTTCAAAGATTGAAACTCTTGCTGGTGGGTCTTACACAGGTGATGTTGACGATGTCAAGTATTTGAGAGACAAGCTGTTCGCGGCGCTCAAAGTTCCTGCATCGTATTTGGCAAATTCAGCAGAGACTGATGAAGATAAGACTGCTCTTGCCCAAAAGGACATTCGGTTTGCAAGAACAATACAAAGGTTGCAGAGATCAGTTGTTACTGAATTGGAGAAGATTGGTATTATCCACCTTTATATTTTGGGTTATCGAGCGAAAGATCTGATCTCCTTCAAACTATTTCTTAGCAACCCCTCAAAGATAGCGCAAATGCAAGAGTTGGAACACTGGAAACTTAAGTTCGACATCGCCGCCGCAGCGACCGAAGGATATTTTAGCCGCCACTGGGTTGCTGAAAATATTTTTAATCTTTCCGATGAAGAGATTCTTAGAAATCAGAGAGAAATGTTTTATGATCGTAAGTTTGATGCCGCGTTGGAGCAAGCTGCTGACGCAGCCTCCGAAGAACTTGCGGGAGACCCAGGGGACTTCGATCTTGCTGGTGATGAATTAGAAGGTGATGAGGGGGCACTTGACGATGAAGATCTGCTCGGCGGAGACGAAGAGCCAGGGGGCGAAGGTGACTTAGGGGACGAAGAGGAAGAAGATGTCCCGGGCGATGATCTACTCTTGGCGGAACCTGGAAAAAGAGATGATAAGATGGAAATCAAAGACATCCATGGTAAGGTAAAACAAACTACCACAGCTCGAAGCAAGGGTAAGATGTATAGGCCAGAGACTTATGATAAGAGAAAATCTTCTGGGCCTCGTAAGAAAAAAATGTCAGCCAGTTATGCGAAGGAAAAGACAAAATCAACAGCAAGGACTATTGCCCCTGGTTATTCTCCGCTGAAACAGTTGGCGAAAGGTATAACAGAACAACAACAGACTACTTATAGTGAAGAAGAAATACTTTTTGAAATCAACCAAGAGATTAAAGATTTAATTTCTGAAATGGAGAAACGAGATGAAACTCAGACATAATAAGAAGCGCAACACCGCTTTCTTGTATGAGGTCTTGGTAAGACACTTAACAAAGAGCGTAATAGAGCAAGACAAGGAAAAGAAAAGGCAGATAATTAATATTATCAAAGAACATTTTCGCCTCGGTACAAAACTAAGAAGCGAGCTAGAAATTTACAAGGTCATTCTTTCCGAGGATACCTGCGACTATCATACCGCTGAAAGAATAATTTTTGAAGCAAAAAGATCTATTTCTTTAATTGACAAAGAACAATTGTTTGAGGAGCAGAGCAAGCTTATTAAGGTTATAAACCAAACCTTATCAAAGGAGGCTTACTCTATATTTATTCCTAACTATAAAAACATAGCATCAGTTCAACAGATCTTTAATGATCAAGCGCCCATAAAAACAAGAATGTTGTTGGAAAATAAATTAATTGACAAGCTTGTAGGTAACAAGGCTGACATGTCTCAAGGTATGCCCACATTGGACAACCTAACTTACAAAACATTTGTCAACAAATTTAACAAACAATATAGTGACTCCATGTTGGAAGAGCAAAAAACCTTGTTGGGCAAGTATATAAATTCGTTCTCAGATAATGGGCTGGGCCTTAAACTGTACCTCAACGAAGAGGTGGATAGATTAAGAAGCCTTGTTTCCGAAGCTATGAACAATGAAGAAGTTGTTGCTAACGAAGGTGTTTTAGAAAAGATAAAGGAAGTTGTCAAAATTATGGATGACTTTAAGCAACAAGAGATAGATCAACAGATGATCGAAAAAGTACTAAAAATTCAAAGTTTAGTACACGAGATTTAAAATTATGTCTTTAACTGTTAAAATAGGCGACGCGGCCACGGAGGAAATAGAAGAAGCTCCCAAGAAGCCCGTTATAAGTGTGGAACTAAATGTCAGGAAAACCACTGACGGGAACCTGATGATTACAGACCATCCAGAGATAGACATTGTTGTGATGCCAAAGAACAACAAGATTGTGTCTTTCCCGAAGGAAAGAATCTCAGATAAAGTATATGATATTCAAGATAAGCTTTTTAGATTTCTTGGCAAGAAAGGTGTGATAAATTTAAACTCAGTGCAGGGCGGCAATGTTTATAGTTCTTTGGAGGCGACATACCCAGATGTTGAAGGGGCTAGTGGATTACAAATGGTGTTGTATACTTTAAGCAAGTTTGTTAAAGATGAGCAGAACTTTTTTAATATAAGTGATCAGATGGAAAGGGAGTTTGAAGAAGGACTCGCAGAACCAGATGACGAAGATTCCACTGAACTTGGTGAAGTCCCTCACGGCACACAGAAAGGGACGGTGCGTTCCGGGTATGTATATCATCCGTATGGTATTTCATCCATGTATAGATATGAATAGGTGAATAATGCAATTAATTTATTTTGTGTTAACTGCTTTTGGATTAACACAGATTCTCGTCTACGGAAAGGTCTTTGATGCCATCCGTCCATCAAAACAAAAATTTAAAGGTTTCTTTCACTGCCCGATGTGTGTTGGCTTTTGGGTTGGTTCTTTTTTGTTTGGAATAAATGCTTACACAGAACTATTTACCTTTGACTATAATGTGGCTAATTTTTTTATTTTAAGCTGGTTATCGTCGGGTACGAGTTATATGCTGAATCAATTTATGGGTGATTTCGGTTTTAGAATGGAGATTAAAAACAATGAATAGATATATGTTGCGTTCTGTTAGGCGTTGTAAGAGCGGCTGCATAATCAAGCCACGGCGAGCGTGGCATGGAGATTTTTAATGAGCGATCAAAATAAATATCTTATTCGAGAATACTTTGAGCTTTGTGAAGGCGGTAGGTGCCAAGACTTCTTGACCGAGCAGGAAAAGAAAAGAGTAGCAGAGGACGGTGTTATATTTCTCACTGGAAAACTGCAAGAGGCCGAAGTTCAAAATGGTAATGGTAGAGTTTACCCAAAGCCAATACTTGAAAGAGAAATAAAGAAGTATCAAGATACCGTGGCTGACCGACGCGCAATGGGAGAACTAGATCATCCCGAGAGTTCAGTGGTAAATTTACAAAATGTGTCTCACATCATAACAGAAGTGTGGTGGGACGGTAATAATGTCATGGGCAAACTTGAAGTTCTCAATACACCTTCGGGTAATATTCTTAAATCTCTGGTGGAGTCCGGCGTAAAGATGGGGATTTCTTCCAGGGCACTGGGGTCTGTTTCTCAAAGGGCGGGAAAAACTATTGTAGAAGAAGATCTTCAATTGATTTGTTTTGATATGGTGTCAGAGCCATCTACTCCTAATGCATTTATGTTAAAGGAGCATCGGGAGCATCCTGAAAAACAAGACAAACTTAACCAACTTTTAGATAGTATTATTAAAAAATGAAAAAAAGTGAATTTAAAGAAATGTTGAAACCTCTGATTAAAGAATGTATAAAAGAGGTTGTGTTTGAAGAGGGTGTTCTTTCTGGCCTTATTTCTGAGGTGGTAAAGGGCACATCGCAAATCAAAGAGCCTGTTCAAACAGTTTCTGAGGATTATTCCATGCTTGAAGAGCAGAGGAAGCAGGAAGTAAAACAAAAAATAAATGAAACTAAAAAGAAAATGTTAGATGCTATTGGCAACGATACCTTTAATGGTGTTGACTTGTTTGAGGGAACTAGACCATTGGGTTCTGCTGGTTCACCTGCGGACAGCACTAAGGTTTCATCACCGTTGAGCACGTACGCTCCTAGTGATGCTGGTGTTGATATTAGTTCAATATTTTCTTCAAAGTGGAAAAATTTGGTATAGGGAAATACTATGGCGGGAAAACCGATTAATATTGAAGTTTATGTAAAAAGAGGGGAATCACCTGAGAGGGCGATAAGACGTTTTAATAAAAAAGTTAAAAACTCTGGGATCTTAGATGATTTTATTAAAGGTAGATATTATGAAAAACCATCTGTTATTCGTAATAGGAAAAAAAGATTAAGGAAAAGGATTATTCAACAGCAGAATGAGGCCCGCCTAGAAGAAGAACGAAACATGTATAGGCCCAAATCTAAAAAGAAGAGGAGAAGATAATGTCACGAAATTTTAAACATAGACCTGGGATAAGCAGCGCAGGTGCTTACCAAGTAAGTGGAATACCGTATGCAAGCGCGAGCCATGCAGTTATCCCTGCGAACGACTCTTCTAGCCCGTGGCAAGTAACATTTCCTACGGTAACAAAATGGGTTCTCGTTGAGAACAGGGGCCAGCAACCTTTACGTGTAGGGTTCTCTTCCATTGGTGTTAGGGGGCTATCTGAGGTGGACTCCGTTTTTGAGAAAAACTATTTTGTTTTGGACACCTCTGGTTCAACCAATGGCACGCTAATCTCTACCAATCCGACCAATCGCATCTACTTAGATATTCGAGTTAAGGATTTGTTCCTATTATCGGATGGCGACGAGACTACGTCAGCCCAGGTTGTTGCCGGATTAACCATGGTAGACACAGAAGAACTAACTGGCGCTGAAACAGGAAGGCGAACTAACTGGTCAGGCTCCTCCGGTGTCGGCTAAAATATTTTTGCGTTTATAATCGATTGTTACTATTTAATTTGATGAAATATTTCATCTTAACAGGAGTATTATAAATGAGTTCTATGCTTGAACAGGCGATTATTGATGCCACTGCTCTTAAAGAAGCAGCAGTAAGAAACGCAGAACAAGAGATCCTCGAAAAGTATTCTCAGGATATCAAGGAAGCGGTCGATGCTCTTCTTGAGCAAGACGAAGATTTGGACGAAGTGGAAGATTTGGACGAAGAGGAGGCTGTTATGGAACAGGTTCCCCCCGCCGCTATGGAAAACGAGGCGATGTGTCCTTGCCCTGCTGATGAGGAAGTGATCACACTTGATTTGGATCAACTCATGGCACAGTCAAACCAAGAAGAACCCGAAGCGTCTGATCTTCGCGAGCGCGAAGAAATAGCAGAAGAGATTACCGATGAACAGCAACTCCGCAACCTCGACGAGGAAGAGGTTGTAGAGGAAGAAATTAATCTTGACGAAGAAGAACTCAAAGAGCTTGCTGAGGAGTTAAAGTTCGAGTATAAACCGGAGCCCTCTGGCTGGATTGGTGGAACTCCCGAAGGCGAACTTGAACAAGAGCAGTTGGTTCAACAAATACAAAAACAGATCGAAGAGGCAAACAAAGAAAACGAAGACTTAAAAGAAAGTCTCAACAACCTTAACGGTGAGAATGAAAAATTTAAGAGAATTATTCTTCAATTGAAGGATAAGCTTGATGAAGTATCTGTCTCCAATGCGAGACTTTTATATACTAATCGTGTTTTACAGAATTCCTCCTTGAATGAGCGACAAAAAGCTAAACTTGTCGAAACGATTTCTAAGGCACAAACCATTGAGAAGGCAAAGATGATCTACGAAGCCCTTCAAAGTGCAGTGGAAGGAACCTCAGCCAAAGCTGAGAAACTTGAATCACTGAACGAAGTTGTTTCCAAACAATCAACAATGCTCTTTTCAAAAAAGCGTGAAGAAAGACAACAGTTTGATCACGTTTTAACACGGATGCAGCGTTTAGCTGGAATCAAAAAATCTTAAGGAGGATTAACAAAAAATGTCAGTGTTACAAAAATTAACTGAAGGCATCGTTAATCGCGACCTCCAAAAAGAAGGAGATGCTCTTCTCAGTAAGTGGGAAAAGACAGGACTTCTTGAAGGTCTCGATAGCGATTACCAGAGAAACGGTATGGCCGTTCTTCTCGAAAATCAGGCCAAGGAGCTTCTTCGTGAGGCTTCCGCTATGGCCGCAGGAGACGTTGAAGGTTTCGCCGCTGTTGCGTTCCCCATCGTCCGTCGTGTGTTTGGTGGCTTAATTGCTAACCAGCTTGTTTCTGTTCAGCCGATGAGTCTGCCTAGTGGACTTATCTTCTTCTTGGACTTTACTTTTAATTCGGCCCGCGCCGGTCAGGCTGCTGATGAGTCGTTATACGGTGGAAACGTCGTTGGTAGCGGCTTGCTCAATGGTGTCGATCTGGCGCCAACTGGCGACACTCAGCCGGGTGGTTTCTATGGTCTTGGTACCGGATACTCTTCCCCGACTGGTTCCGCAGCAGTTACTACCGCTGCTCCTGACGGCTCTACCGGTGACTTCCCGACTGCTGTCACGGATGTGCAGGTCAGCTCGTTGACTGACGCACAGAAGAAGATGATTCAGTACGATCCAGACATTCTTGCTGACACCAGCTTGAAGGTTACGGTTCACAAAACCCCCAGCGCGGCATCTACTTCTCTCGCGAACCTTAATGAAGATGCTCTTACTGCTATCGACTTCTCTGGACACAACGGAACTGTTGTTCGTCGTTTGACCAGAATCGATAAGAATGACAGCAGCAAGCTTGTTTTCGTACTTATTCGTGACGCCGCCACTCCAACCGCTCCAGGTTCGGTTACGATCACTTATCCGCTTGCGGATAATTTTGATGCTGCTGGAACTGGCAAAGAAGGTGGTGTTGTTGGTAACGATCCGTGGGGACTTGAAGAGGCAGGTAACACCGCTGGAAACACCGGAAGTTCGTCTGACTCCAAGGATGTCATCCCCGAGATCGACATCAAGGTGGACAGCACCGCTGTCACCGCAGTCACCAAGAAGCTGAAAGCTAAGTGGTCTCCGGAGCTTGCTCAGGACCTCAACGCTTATCACAACCTCGACGCTGAGGTTGAGCTTACGAGCATTCTCTCTGAGCAGATTGCTCTGGAAATTGATCGCGAAATCCTTAACGACCTCGTTAAGGGTGCAACTGCTGAGACTCTTTATTGGTCTCGTCGCCCCGGTCGCTTCGTTGATCGTGGTACCGGTTCTGATATCAGCACGCTTGCTAACGAGTCTCTCTTGGGTGGTGACTTCACTGGCACCGTCTCTGAGTGGTACGAGACTTTGATTGAGACCATCAATGATGTGTCCGCTCAGATTCATCGTAAGACGCTGCGCGGTGGCGCCAACTTTATTGTTGTCGGCCCCGAGACTGCAAACATTCTTGAGTTCACCGCTGGTTTCCGCGCTTCTGTAACCGCAGACGTTGAGACTGGACAAGCTGGTGCAGTTAAGATTGGCGCAATCAGCAAGAAGTGGGATGTATATGTTGATCCTTATTTCGTGCGCAACGTTGTTCTGGTTGGTCGTAAAGGTAGCTCTTTCCTTGAAAGCGGCTATGTTTATGCTCCTTATGTACCTCTCCAAGTGACCCCGACTATCTTCGGTGTCGAGGACTTCGTGCCCCGCAAGGGCGTGATGACTCGCTACGCCAAGAAGATGGTTCGTCCGGACGCTTATGGCTTGGTTATCATCAAGGACCTCAACGGCTAGAATAATTTCATAGCTTAAAAAAGCCCCCTGCATCTTTGGTGTGGGGGGTTTTTGTTTGCGCATAACTATTTAAGGTGTACCAAAGGAGGCCTCATGAATGGCAGTCCCCACTTTAACACCTGCAAGCCAGACAAGCGCAATAACTTTACCCGTAACTGGCACATTTGATAATGTAGATTCGGCAACTAATCCGTTGCCTTTTGGAATTTACACTTCTGCTAATTTTAAATCGGGAGCAGTTGATCAAGTTTCTTATGTTTACAAGAAGCTTGGTGGTGATGTTCTTGATATTGAATTAACAGAACATCAGGTTTATGCAGCCTATGAAGAGGCAGTTTTAGAATATTCATATTTGGTGAATATACACCAAGCAAAGAATGTCTTGTCAGATGTTCTTGGCGCATCAACAGGCAGTTTTGATCAGGACGGTGAATTGTCAGGGTCAACTGTTTCTAATATTGCCACGAAGTTGCCACGTTTTACTTTTGCCTACACAACAAGGATCGGTGATGGCGCAGCCAGCGCTGCTGGCGTCGGCGGCAACAAAACATATTATTCAGCAAGCTTCAACACAACAGCTAGTGTGCAGGACTATGATCTTCAATATATCATTAGTTCATCTGCAAATTCAGCATCAATGCCTTTCTATGATAAGGTAGGCAATAAGAAAATATCCGTTAGAAAAGTTTATTATAAATCGCCGTATGTGATGTGGAGATTTTTTGGATATTATGGAGGTCTCAGTGTTGTGGGAAATCTCCATAATTATGGACAATTTAGCGACGACTCAACATTCGAGTTGATTCCGACTTGGCAAAATAAACTACAAGCGATGTCGTTTGATGATTCGGTGTACACAAGGATATCTCAGTATTCCTATGAGCTAAGAAACAATAATATAAGGGTGTTCCCAGAAATAACTAACGGTGGCCCAGATGAAATATGGATTGAGTTTACCGTTGCGGAGGACCCATGGACACAAGAGTCGGATAGAGATAATGGGGTGGATGGTATAAATAATATGAATACCGCTCCATTTGCTAATATACCTTATGAAAATATCAACTCTATTGGTAAGCAGTGGATCAGAAGATTTGCCATGGCGTTAAGCAAAGAAATGCTGGGGCAAGTGCGAGGGAAATTTAGCACTGTACCAATCCCAGGGGAATCTGTGACATTAAACCACTCTGAATTACTTTCCCAAGCAAAAGAGGAGCAGGATAAACTTAGAGAGGAACTTAAAACCATCCTTGATGAATTAACATATGCTAAGTTAGCAGAACAAGACGCTATTAAGCTTGAGACAGCGACGAGAGCACAGCAAAACGTACCAGTGACTATTTTTGTGGGGTAATATAGATGAGCGACGACAATAGATGGTCACAACCCTCTCAACCACCTCCTCCTATGTTTCTTGGGGAGAAAGAGAGGAACTTAGTAAAACAAGTCAACGATGAGTTGATAGAACGGGTGATAGGCCAACAGGTTGTTTATTACCCAATAAGTGTTGAACATACCAACTTTCATAGTATCTATGGAGAAGCGGTACAGAAAACATTCTTGCCTCCCGTTAGAGTTTATGCTTTGGTTGAGTGGGGTGGTCTGGAAACCAAAGCCGACACGAGCTATGGTCTCGATAAGGCATCAGAGATCACTGTGCACTTTCACAAAAGAAGATTGACAGAAGATCAAGACCTTTTTGTTAGAGAGGGGGATTTTGTTCTGTATGGAAATATTTATTACGAGATAGTGACCTTAAATGAGCCAAGGCAACTTTTTGGTCAAATTGATCATCGCATTGAGATATCAGCTAAATGCGTGAAGGCAAGGAAGGGACTGTTTGATGCCACTTGATATAGACACTAGCGGATACGAAACTAGCGAAGAGTCATTTCCACCATCGACGATAGAAACAATCGATGAGGCTCTTACAAGATTTGTTAAAGAGTTAAATATATTTGCATCGACGCAAGAAGGATGGAAACAAGTGCCTGTTATTTGGACATCTGCTGAAAGATCATTTCAAATAAAGGATAATAAGGATTTGAGGGACTCATCTGGTTCTTTAATAAAGCCCGTTATTACAATTGAGAGGGTGTCTTTGGTAAAAGACTTATCAAAGAAGGGTTCTGTTTTTGCTAATGTCCCACCCGTAGACGACGAGAAAGGCGGAGTGTTAACGGTGGCTAGGGAAATAAATCAATATAAGACTTCAAATTTTGCTAATGCTGATGCCAAACGTAATCATAACCAATTAAATTTTAGAACTAGAAGGGAAAACAAGGTTGTGTATGAGACGGTAACAATTCCATTACCAATTTATGTAGAGGTGTCGTACAAAATAAGCATATATGCAGAATACCAACAACAAATAAATGAAATGTTGACTCCATTTTTAATTACGACTGGTGGAATCAATCACAAGATTATAAAGGGAGATTATCACCAGTACGAAGCTTTTGTTCAGAGTGATTTTACTCAAACCAATAATCTTTCAAGCCTTTCATCAGAAGAGAGAAAATATCAAACTGATGTTGACATTAAAGTTTTGGGTTACTTGGTCACTGCCGACAAAAATGAAGATCAACCTAAGATAGTTAGGAGACAAAACGCGGTTGAAGTTAAGATTCCCCGAGAGAGAACGATTGTTGGGGATATTAACGAGTTTATAAAGAAAGGTTTTTATAGAGAGTAAAATTCTTTTGGTAGTTTCTTCAACTATTTACTACGATTAAAAGCACTTAATTCGAGAGGAGATATTGCATAATGTCCGTAAAGAAATTTAAATTTGTATCACCTGGAGTTCAAGTTAACGAAATAGATCGTTCGCGAGTTCCAGCGGAAGCCATAAAAAGAGGACCATTGGTTATTGGTCGCGCAGCAAAAGGGCCGTCTATGAGGCCAATCACTGTCCAATCTTTTGCTGAGTTTGTTGAAATATTTGGAGAGCCAATCCCCGGTGGCCAAGCAGGCGATGTTTGGAGAGATGGAAATTATACCTCTACAACCTATGCTCCTTATGCAGCACAAGCATATTTAAGAAACAACGGTCCCTTGACTTTTGTTCGCTTGCTGGGAAGCAAACACGGTGACATCTCTGAGGGCACCGGCGATGAGACCCCTGGATGGTCTGCTCCTGATCATGCTGTAGCAACTGGCGGAGGCGCTCTTGGGCTATACCTATTTAATTCTGGTTCGCACACAGACCGTGTCGCCGGAACTCTCGGCGCAGTTTGGTATGTTACCGACGCAAACACTCGAATCGTGCTTAGTGGTACCATGTCCAAGGAGGGAGCTGATGGAACCGTAGCTGCAAGACAAACTGCATCTATGGGTGTACTGGTCAAAAGCCAGGGCGACAATAGAGAGTTTAAAGCACAAATCATGCAAGGTGCTAGCACGGTGCTGGAAACCATTACGTTTAACTTTGATAGAACGTCTGATAAGTTCATTAGAAAAGTATTTAACACCAATCCGACATTAACTAATTCAGCAATGATCGCAGCCGGCCAGCTTAAAAAGTATTGGCTTGGCGAGACGTTTGAAGGTGTTCTCAATGAAATACTGACCGCAGGTAATCACGTTTCTGGTCAAACTGATGGTGCTATTGTTGTTCTTCAAACGCACGATAATGGTGCTAAACTTGGATTGCGCAAAAAGGACGCCGCACTTTCAAAGACGGGATATTTTATCGCCCAAGATACAGGTGATAAATCATCGTACGATGCCCTCAACGCCCAGAAATTGTTCAGGTTAGTCAGTCTTAACTCTGGTCAGTGGGATTCGCAAAATCTTAAAATTTCTATTAGGGACATTAGAGAATCTACAAATGAGCTTGATCCGTACGGAAGCTTTACGGTTGAAGTTCGAGATATCAGAGATACCGACGCAAACCCAAGAACACTTGAAAGGTTTGAAGATTGCAGTTTGAACCCAAATGCAGAGAATTACATTTCTAGGGTTATTGGCGATAGATACGTTGAGTGGTCCGAGGCTGAGCAAAGACTCCGCGAGTATGGTGCCTATGATAATAATTCTAGTTATGTGCGCGTTGAAGTTGACGCTGCTGTCGAGGCTGGTCTTGATGCAAGACTGCTCCCGGCTGGATTCCTTGGACCTCCTAGATTTGCGAGGTTTGGAATAAGTGGTAGTGCTCCAACAAATTATGGCGTAACAACTGGTGTGCAAAATCAGGCTCTTATTCGTGGCGGAACGAACATTCTTGGACATGCAAGCGGTTCTGACGTTATTCTTGCACATGAGAATGGCGGCGCAGGTTCAGTGGCTGGCAGTTGGCTCGCCGATGTAAGACATCCGCAAATGAAACTTAGGGCCTCTAGTGTGGATAGTACACTTCCTGCCACCACAAGAGCATATTTTGGTATTGAAACCCGCAGGGATGCAAATGGTAGGCTGTTTGACGAGACTTACCTCGACTTGGTTCGACCCAAGCCCCAAGGCGTTAACAGCTATGCTTCAAGCTCTTTTGCAGAGGTTAGTTTTGCGTTTACGCTTGATGATCTTAGCGGAAGTTCTGATTTGGGCAACACTTCAACTGCTGTCACTGCCGTTTACACCTCTGGTTCAAGACAGGCGGGTACCTCAATTACGGCCAAGGGTATTTCAACCAATACCAAAATATG